TTCGCACCGGTGACCTTCTTGAGGTCGCGCTTGATGTCGATGAAGGTCTCGATCTCGGGATGGGCGCAGTGGATACTCAACATCAGGGCTCCGCGCCGACCGCCCTGTGCGACCTCGCGGGTGGAGTTGCTGAAGCGCTCCATAAAGATGCCGATGCCGTCGGTCGTGCGCGCAGCGTTGGTCGTCGGCATACCCCGCGGACGGATGGTCGAGATGTCGAAGCCCACGCCCCCGCGGCGCTTCATAATCTGGACCTGTTCCTGATCGGTGAAGAGGATGCCCGCGTAGGAATCGTGGGGAGACTCGACGACGAAGCAGTTCGACAGCGACTGCAGCTGGTAGGGATTCCCAATACCCGACATAGGCGAGCCCTGGGGGACGACCTTCTTGAAGTCACGCAGGAGGTCGTAGATCTCTTCCTCGGAGAGGGGGTTCGGGTATTTCGCCTCGATGCGAGCAAACTCACGAGCGAGACGCCGGTGAATCTGGTCAGGGTGTGTCTCTACGACGGCGTCGGCCGTGTCGCGCAGGGCATATTTCCAGAAGACGTCAGGCGCGAGCTCGTCGCCGCCGAAATACTTCGAGAGTTCTGCCTGGACTTTCTGCTTGTCGAATTCCATTACTTTGCTCCCATAACTTGGTTCCACTTCTCTTTGATAAGACGCTTTCGATCGTTATCGTCCTGTTTCACAGCTTCCTGGAGCGTGAGCTCGTTCTCGTCTAGAACTGTGATTGTAGATCGAGCGGTGTCGATGTGAATGGGGAAAAGGATGCCGTCGCGACCTGCGCGATTCTTTGCCACGAAGAGACGCCCGATGCCCGTCGCCTTCTCTGCGGGCTTGCGAGAGAGCGAGACGACGACGTCTGCGACCATCGCCTTGCCGTAGGACTCGCTCATATTTTCGAGACCGACGACGTCGGAGTTCGAAGAGTCTCTGTTCGCCTGGGACGCTGTCCAGATCGGAATGTTCTTCTCCATCGCGAGGTTTCGAAGTTCCTCGTAGATGAGCTTGAGCTCGAGGCGCAGGGCGTCATACTCTCTCGTCGAGCGCATAATGTCCGCGTAGTCGATGAGCAGCATATTGGGAGTGAAACCCTTCAGCGAGAGTTTCTCGAGGTGGTTGCGAATCGTGTTCACCGTCGCGGCGCCCGTCGGATACTCCTTGATGATGAGCTTGCCGAGTTCCATCTCCTTGTATTTCTCGAGGACCTCTTCCTTCGAGTCCTGAATTTCGTTGGAGGGGATGCCCGTCAGGTGAGAGTCGTAGCGAATGCCGACTGCCGTCTCTGTGAGCTCGAAGGTGTAGTGGACGACATTTTTGCCGCGCCGGAGCGCCTCTGCGCCGATGGAGACGAGGAAGTGACTCTTGCCGACGCCAGTGTTTGCCGCGACGACGCCGAGCTCGCCGCGACCGAGGCCGCCGTTGAGGACCGTCTTCTCATCGAGAGCCTCGAGACCCGTCGGACAGGCCTGGCGATTGATCTTCACGAAGCGGGCCTCGGCGTCCTCGAAGAAGTCGTGGCCGACAGAGGTCGGAAGTCCCACGGAGACGGCCTTCTTCATCAGGTCGACGACGGCATCGTACTTGTCACCAGAGATGAGCTCGACAGACTTCTCGAGAGCCTCGCGAAGAGCCTGTTTCCGACAGAAGTCGAGCGCCTTGTCTTTCACGTAAGCGATGTCGCCCATATCGGGAGAGGAGCGCATTCGCCCGAGATACTCGACAATCTGTTCCTTGAGCATCGCGTTGTTCTGCTCGCGGAGCTCGTCCTTGATGATCGAGACCAGGAGCGAGAGAGTCGGGAAAGTCTTGTATTTCTCGTGATACTTGAAATACTTGTCAGTGAGGAACGCGAGATACCTGAGGTCGAAGTATGTCGCCTTCATCACCTCGCTCATCTGCGTCGCCCAGGGATGGTCAGTGAGAAGTCCCTGAAAGATCTTCTCTTGGAACGGTTTCCCGTATTGTTTGAAGAGGGCTTCGCCTGGATTGATCTCTGACATCTACTTCACCACCTTGAGATTGACACTTGCATTGAGATAGAGACGGTCGACGTCGAATGTCTTGATGCCCGCCTTCACTAGAGAACGGATGAGTTCGATCTTGTTGCCCTCTGGCAAGGGGGCCTCCACTGCGCTGTTCACGCGCATGACCTGGTTCCAGCTGAGATTCGAGACGTCGAGTCTCATCAGCTTCCAATTCATTCTAGCCAACGAGGCGTTATTTTTCACGCTCTCGTAGACTTTCGGAGACTTTGGAGGCGCCCCCTCGGCAATCTCGATGACGCGGTCGATGGTGATCTCTTCCTCTCCCGCGAGCTCTGGGAACCTCTTCACGAGCGTCTTCAGGCCGAGACCCTTCACGCCCGGCAGGGAGTCGGAGGAGTCACCGCAGAAGCAGCGCGCCGTGACGAGGTTCTGCGGCCACACTCCCATCCTCTCCCTCACCGACTCTTTCGTGACGACCGCCTTCAGCGTGGGTGACCAGACAGTCACTCGATCGTCGACTAATTGTAAGTAGTCGTGATCCGAAGAAGCGATGAGCACCCGTGAACCGGAGTACGAGTATTTTGCGAGATATCCGATGACGTCGTCTGCCTCGCAGTCGGAGACGTAGATCTGGCGGATGGGCAGATTCCTCATCACGTGGACGAGAAGTTTCACTTGCCAGTTCTGGTTCTCCACCGTGTCGGGAATGTCACCCTCGTGAAACCTGTTGAGTTTCACGGGACGCCGGCGCGACTTGTAGTCCGGATAGATCGCCCGGCGCCTCGATGAGCCGCCGCCCTCCCACACGACCACGCACTCTTTCGGGCGGTGAGTCGAGATGAGAGAGTTCAGCGACTGTAGGAAGCCGACGACAGCTCCCACGTGCTGCCCTTCGGCCATCAGCGGATTTGCACAAAAGTTTCGAATGAATAGGTTCAGCTAAAGACCGTCGATCAGAAGAATTTGTTTCTGATCGACGGTCACCTCCTGAGAATTCTGAGACTGCATTGTCTATCGCCTCTTCAAAGTTTTGAAGTAGATCATTTTGCCAGATTGTGATGACATTATATCCAGACGATATGGCTAATTCAATTTTTCTTTTGTCTCTTTCCCAGACGTCTCTTGCAAAGAGTTTTCTGTGTCTGTCGAAATAGTCTGCTTCGTAGAAAGAAGGATTGAAATGCCAATAGTCGCCGTTGACCTCAATCAAGAGGTTCAATTCTTGAATGAAGATGTCGTAAACTCTATTTGAGACGCGAAATGAATGTTCGCAGTCATATCTTTTAGAGAGTGAATCTAGCACCCGTATCTCCAGGCCGCTTCTCCACAACCCAGTCAGATTCGAATACTTTCCAAGTTTCCAGCGCTCTGCTGTTGCTGCTGCGCACTTTAAGCGAGTTTCATCTGAGTGGCGTTTTCCCTCGATCCAATTCTTCCCTCCACTGCTATAGAAGACAATCTTTTTACGTCGCATAATTTCGCGTGCTTCAGCAGTGTGGGGCTTCTTTCGAACGCCTGTCATCTTTTTAGAAAAGATTTCATACGCTCCATTTTTTAATTTTGTCTCTTTAGCTTTTTGAGCCCCCATTCTATAAGAATCTTCGCTTCTCAAAGGGCCCTTTTCTTCTATTCTTCTTTTCAAACCTTCTGATACTTTTTTTCTATTTTCAAGAGTTCTAACTTTCCCTTTGTTCGCTCTAGATATTTTTTCTCGACGCTCTTGAGAGCAGGGTCCACGTATGCTGCCTTTGTTCACAAGAACACTTGCAGCATTTGCTCGCGCCATCCCATTTTTCTTCGCTACTTCTGCATATTTTTCTTCGCCGAGACGGGATTTGAGAATCTTTATTGTTTTATTACGCCCAACCCCCCAGAGTCCCTTTATCTCTTCAATCACTGCGCCTGACAGAAAACACTCTATCCCGCTAAGGATGAGCTCGTCACTCAAGTTTTCATATGTCATCTGCTACCTCCACATATAAATATGGAGGTAGATCAGCAGATATATAACTTACGAACTACTCCGGAGAGACGTCGAGACCCGACTCGCTGAGCTGATCGGCGAGGGCGCGGACGTCCTCGTATGACTCGGGATCGATGTCGATGTCGGCCGCGGTGACCGAACTCTTCACCATCACCTTCTCGAGCATCGTCTCGAACCAGGGCGCCGCCTCGGGATCTCGCATCACCTTGTCCCTGAATTCCACCTTGTAGAATTTCTTGTCGACGATCACCTCGCCGTCGGCCGTCGCGACGTTGAAGTATTTCCAGGAGCCCGTGCCCTCGACGTTGATGACCGTGCCGTCGTCGAGTGTCACTTTTCCCGTCTCGCGGAGGAGGTCGAAGAGTTCCTCGTGTTCCTCGATACCCTTGCCGAAGATGATGCGGAAATTCGCCGAGCGGAAGGGCGGGCCGACCTTGTTCTTGATCGTCTTCGCCGAGACGTTGATGCCGACGACGTTGTCGCCGTTCGTCTTGATCTGCTGTCCCGCGCCGAGGCGGATGCGGACTGAGGAGTGGAACGGGATCGCGTTGCCGCCTGGGACCGCCGTCGGGTCGCCGTAGAGGACACCGATCTTCGTGCGAATCTGGTTCAGGCAGACGAAGAGGACGCTCTGGTCGCCGATGACTCCCGTGATCTTTCGCATTCCTTTCGAGATCACGCGGGCCTGGAGACCGATGGTGTCCTTGTCGTAGGCGCCCTCGAGCTCGGCTTTTGGCGACGACGCGGCGACGGAGTCCCAGATGATGGTGATCGGCACGTTGCGAGAGACGGCCTTCGCCTTCAGGATCGTCTTCTCCGCGATGTCGAAGACTTCTTCCGTGCAGTGAGTGTCGACGTAGACGAAGCGCTTCGAGATGTCGACGCCGAGGGACTGGAGGTTCTCGGGGTTTGTCGCGTTCTCCGTGTCGATGTAGACGACGATCCCGCCCATCTGCTGGGTGGAGCGCGCGATGTGGGTCGCGATGTGGGACTTACCGATCGAGGGGGGGCCGAAAATCTCGATGATCCGACCCTCCGGGAGCCCGCCGTTCCGACGGTTGGAGATGATGTAGTCGAGCTGTCGCGAGCCCGTCGAGATCCATCGCTTCACGTGAGTGGGCGACTGGTCAGACGAGAGGTTGTAGGCGACCCGGTGGCCGATGTCCTTGTTGAGGGAGTTGATGAGATCTGCAGTGAAGTCGTCACTGATCGCGGACTTCGATGTCGACTTCGGGGCGGGAGCGGTGGCTGTGTCTGTCGTCTCGTCAGTGACGACCTTCTTTTTCGGCGGCATTCTTCTCTCTCCTTGTGAGTTATTGTAACTTGAAGTTGAAACTGTTCACCCAGGCCGTGATGACCTGGGTGATTGATTCTCTCAACGAGGAGGAGAACTACTCGAGATCGGCGAAGGCGTCGTCGAGATCGTCGAAGGTCTTCGACTTCGGCTTCGCAGCCCGCCCGCCGCCACCGCCCGAACGAAGCGCGGCAATGTCGCTGTCAATCGTCTCGGAGGTCGCCGGAGCGCTCGGACGGGTCTCGGTCCGCTCCGTCACGGAGGCCGTGGACGTGCCGCCCGTGAGCCAGTCGTTCACGCGCTTCTCGATTTCCTCGACGGAGGCGTGCTCGTCGTAGTCTTCCATCCGCGGGATCGTCGAGAGCCACTGGCGGGTCTGGTTGGGATCCTTCGAGAGGGGCGTCTGAGTGGCTCGAGGAGTCACCTTCGTGTCGGCAAAAGTCTTGCCGGGCTGCTTCGAGACGGAGACCTTGATATCTCGACCGGTCTCGACGTCGGTAATGTCGCCGTAGTCATCGTCGAGCATCAGCTTCAGGAGGTCCTGATAGATCATCTTGCCGAAGGACCAGAGGCGGACGCCCTTCTCTTCCTCGCCGCGGACGACGACGGCAGCAGTCGTGCGGAGTTTCGGATAGAGTTTCTTGGCAAGCTCGCGACTCGCATCGGAGCCGTCATCGCGCAGTTTCTGGATGAGTTCCTGGATGGGATCCCGCTTGCCGAACTGATGGGGCGAGAGGATCGCGGGTGCCTTGTCACCGCCGATGCCGTAGTAATACCACCGGTCGACGAACGGTTGGCCCTCGTTGTTCGGGAACGCGATGATTCGAACTTGGTAGTCCTTCCCTTCTTCGGGGCGCCACGTGACGGCGGACTTCTTGTTCTGGCCAGAGAGTTGGCCGAGCTTGCGGCGGATTGCGTCAAAGTCGATTGCCATTTTGTTTTTTCCTGTCAGTTGTTTGGGTGTTGTTTGAGTGTCCGGAAACGTCACCCCTTCCGGACACCTCAGCGTGGAACCAACCACATTGAGATTGTATGAATCGTTCTTAGTTGTTCAAGGGTCGTAGCGAAGGAACTTTTCGACCTCTCGCTGGTTCTTGAAGGGAGACTTCGCCCCGCCGAAGGACCGCGCGAGGCACTCGACAGAGTCCTCGTAGGTATCGCTGCGCTCGCGAAACATATTCGTCTCCAGATTGTCTGGAATTCCGTTGTCGTTCACGTCGACGAAGGGACCGATGGCGATGGCGACGGTGTTCACTTCATTCACTCGCTTTCCCTTTCGACGGGGCTTGCGGCGGCGGGCGGGATAAGTCGCATCGACTCCCAGGGGCGTCACGGGTCCGCCGCCGAGAGCAGCGACTCCCGAGAACTCTTCGAGATCTCGGGTCTCTTCTTCAATGATCTCCCGAAGGAGCTGGCGCAGTAGTCTTTCCATTCCCTTAATTAGGCTTGAGCGCGCTAATCCACTGTCGAGACTGTGACAAAAGGACAGAAAGTTGCGGCTCCGAGCCGAGATAGAATCTGTTCTCTTCCCGTGAGGGACCGCCGGCAGTGGCGATGGCGACCCACTCGTCGGCCGTGAGACGGACACCGAACTCCTGGAGGAGCAGGAGAGACCGGTGAGCGATGGGCATCTTCGGGAGGTTCTCGTTGTAGCGATAGAGACGGCCCTGTTTTCGGTGCCAGTCAGAGTCCTGCGGGACGAGGTAGTCGTTGCCCTCAGAGTCGCCGACCATTCCGAGAGAGTGGAGGAGCCCCACTCGAATGACGGACTCTGCCGGAATGTCAAGTCCCATCGCCTTCGCGATTGTTCGCATCTGCTGCGTGACAGCCATCGAATACTCGATGAGTCCACCGGGATGGGTCCAGGGTTCTGTCTCTAGCAGAGACCCTGGCGTGAGGATGAGCCGCTCGCCGAGCTTGTCGAGCAGGGTAGAGAGGGAGCCGCCGTCACCGGTGGCTGTGGTGAGAAGTCGCGAGAACTTCTCGTAGCGGGCCTGGAGGAGTGTTTCATCGAACATACGGTTATCATACCCTGGGATTCAGGGTGTTCAACGAACCTCGACTCGAACGAGAAATTTCTCACCGTCCTCTTCAAAGACCTGATAGTCTACCTTGCTGGGATCAATGTCGAGAATCTCCAGCTTCGCAGCTGCGTTGATCGTCGCTTTCACGTAGCGCGGCGCCTGGTAGGGTGAGATTGCCGCGCGGTCGATGGGTGAGAGGTTCGTGCTCGACCTCTTGCCGTCCTCGTCCTCTTCGCTCTCGCTATCGAGGACCCTGATGTAGATCTCGACAGCCTTGCTGGAGAGGGCTGTCGGGTCCTCGAAAGCGAGAGCGACGGTCCTGTTGTCGGCAAAATTCTCGATGACTTCTTTGAGCGTCATCTTGCCGCTGCCTGACGGGAAGCCGAGACGCTTCAGGAGCTCGGCCGGATTCGTGTCGGCGAGACCGAGCGCCTCGCGAGCGCCGCGACTGATGCCACCGAGGCGCTTTCTCACGCGCGCCTCGGCGAGAATCTTCCGTGTGTAGTGTCGAATGAATGTGTCGGTGTTCATAACGATAACTATGCTGTTCACTCCAGTCCATTCAGAGAAAATGGGAATTGTCCGAAAGGGGAAACATTTACCCCTTCAGCTGTGATCTCTGAGACTCTCTGGATGTTCCCGGGAGGGACGTCGAGAAAGAGAGCGTCGTGGACAAGGAAGAGCGGGTCGGCGAGGGGACCGAGGCGCTCGGCGAGACTGCTGAAGCCGAGGAGGCAGACGTCGACGGCGGACGACTGCACCCAGTGGGGAATGAGGTGACGCTCGTCCTCGATGTGGAGGGGACGTCCGTAGGCGTTCCGACCCTTGCAGGCGAGGATCGCTTCCCTGAGCCTCTCGACCCTGAAGTGCTCGCGGACCTTCGTGCGAACGTCGACGGAGACGCCCTCGCTGGAGGCGGCGCCGTAGAGGAAGGAGAGGGTCGCGATTTTTGTGCGGGCGCGGGACTCGCCCATCTTGCGGGCCATTTCCTCGTAGACGTCGCCCTCCGCGGGACGACCGACGGCGTAGAGGGCGAGGCGGGGCTCGAGAGAGACGAAGTCCACGCTGAGGATGCGGCCGCCCGGGTATCGAGATGTCACGATGCTGCGGTGTTCCTTCGACAGCGTGAGGACGCGCGGGCCATCGATGACCTTCAGGCGACCCGTCTTCGTGGAGTGGTCATACCTCACGGGCGGAGCGGTCGAGCCGCGAGCGGGAAGGAACGACGCGAGGGGTGCGCCGCTGTCGATGAGGGACCGTACCCGTGTCTCGTTCACTCGAATTGGCTGCAGGGACTCGAGGATGCGCCGGCCCCTGACGAGGGTCTCCACGTAGCCCGTCTCCTCGGCCTCCTCGACGATGGGAATGACCTTGCGCCGCCACCTGTCGACAGCCGCGGCGAGCCCCCGGGGACCGAGGGCGAGGGACCAGTCGATGTCCCCGCTGCCGAGCCACGTCGAGTAGGCTGCCAGGTAGGCGGGATCGATGAGAGGCGGGAGCTCGCCGCCGAATGCCGTGAGGATGTCCTCGAGACCGAGGGCGACCGTCGAGGGCGAGCCCACGGCGTACGAGTCGGGCGGCGGCTCATCACGAGCGCGGACCCTCTCACGGACAGAGATGAAGCGGGAAGTTCCAGTGAGCGACGGGTGCAGCGTAATTTCTCTCATAGAGAAACTGTAATCTGCTAGATGAGAATTTACTAGTCTTGAATGCCGAAAGTTCCTGTAAGAATGATTTTTATCTGAGAAGTGATCGTGCCTGAATCGCTTTTTTGTTTCACGTTCGCGATGATCGAGTCCGACGATTTCGATCTGATGTAGGGAATTTCATAGAAGTAGGCACCCGGCTGAGAAGCTTCCAAAACCTCTCTTTCAGTCGCAGAGTCGATTTTCACAATTTCAACTTTGGAATTCTCACTGAACGAATACTTGATCCTTCCTGATGGAGGGTCAGACCAGATCCTGATCGCGCTCGGATAGCCGTCGATGTATTTCGGATCATTGAGCACAGTCAGAGTGATCCCGGAGGCCAGAGTCTCCCAGTTATTTTCTGGTGTCGCCGTCGGCGGTGCAGTGTCAGCTGGCCGTTCCTGTTCCCCAGAAGCCTGTTGAGCCTTTGCAGCTGCTATGTCGACAGCGCGTCTGTCAGAGTTGTAGATCCCGTACGCACCCACGTTGATGATGAACTTCGCGCTCGTGCTGAATTCTCCCGGGTTGAAAGTGTGCGTGACGCTCGTGCAGGCGTAGATGTTGTCGACTGTCGTTCCTGTCCCGAAGTCGATGTAAACTGACTGCCCAAAATTGATGAGTGGACAGCCGAGCATATCCATAGTGACTTCAGTGGGTGTCACTATCATCGGCAGTCCCTTCTTACGCGTAGACGCGGGTGAATCGCTCTCTGACTCGTCTGACTTGATGATGTTTATCGTAGCGAGAGCGGGGTCTGAGATGCTCGATACCGAAATGTTCTTGATCATCCCGGCGCTGTTGCCGTATCTGATGACCGGAAGTCCCTCTGCGATGAATCTTTTCACTGCTGCGGGCGACGAGGGTTCGAAGAGTTTCGTAAGATCGATTCCACGATAGGTCTTATCGCCCGCTTTGACAATAGCCCCTCTCTTTTCGAGTTCATTAATGAGACTGTTCCTGTTCTTGTCAATACTGCCCGGCTGCAGGTCTGCCCACGCTGTGTTCAAATCAGGAAACCCGGGCTGCGAACCGCTGTTCAGGGCCTGCGAATCGATGAGGAATGATCCGTCAGTTCTCGTTGCGTTGACAAGCTCAGAGTATTCCAAGAAAGGCGAGGCCGACTCATCGGTGACGTGAATCCTGAGTATGGTCTTCGACTCGTCTGCGACGTGGGGGACACACTCAAAATTGACCTGCAATTTTGGCATGACGAATTTGGAGTCGGCGATGCCCGCATTTACGAGGATTTCCTCGATCTTTGTCGAGCCTCCCTTGACAAGGTCGCCTTCCTTGTCATACTGCGCCGAAAAACCATACGCAGGATAGCTCACGCTTCCCACGTGATTCTGACCGATGAGAGCGACGAGCATCGAAGCGCTCACCTGGATGTTCTTTTTGTAGAGTTCCTTGATGTCATTCTCGAGCTTCTTCTTGTCGAGGGGGAACGCGGCCATCGATAGTCCCCTGACATACCCTGCGCGTGGGTTGATCTTTCCGAAGATGAGCTGTATCTCGTCAAATTTTGAAGACTTGGAGAGAGGAAGAGCGACAGCTCGCAGCAGGAGCCTGCCGAGCGAGATAGAGCCGCCAGCGTAGTCTTTGGTGTTAGATCCCGGCCATTTCCAGGGGGTGGTGCTGTCGCTTGACTGTGCAATGTCTCCCGTAGGAGGGAAAATTTCATCTTCGTTAAAGAGTTCGTTTATTATGTCCCCGGCTGCAACAGCACCGGAAGCCCTGACGTCTTCTGACGTCTTGATCAAATTCGACAAAGCTGTCGCCACGACAGCTGATGGTTTGCCTCCCGTCTTGTTCAGTTTCTCGACCTCACTCTTCAATGTCGCGAAGCTGCTCTCATCGAGTGAGACGCCACCGTCATCGGACGATGCTGCGCTGAGTATCGATTCGCTGAGCATGCTCTCAATCGTCGCATTTGTCGATATCGCCTTGTTGATAGAATCAAGAAGCTCCTTGATCGTCTGCGCAGAATTCTTGTTAGACTCTGCCGAGATATCATAACTGCGAGCTTCGAAGGCGCCCTTGGTGAAGAGGCTCAGGCTGATCGTCACTTGGCCCGCGTCGTCGAACTGGAATGACGAGTTGGTGACGCCGAATTTCTCTTTGCACTTGAGAGAATCGACGAATTGAGAGAAGACGTCGTCTTGAAGCGCGAAGCCTGTCAACTTTTTATTGACTTCATCTAATTTGGCGTTCTTGGAACCCGGATCGATTGACCACCCGTATTCAATTTCGACTTCTGTGCTTGAGTATGCTCCGGGTTTCACTAGAGAGGCGACTTCCGCGAGTCGTCCTCTGTCGTGAAGTGTCACGTTCATCGACGCGTTCTTGTATGACATCATACCCGCGCCCGCAGACACGATGTCTAGCGTGAGACTGTTGAGCGTGAGCAGGGGACGAAACCTGTCGACCGGGCGCACGGGAAACAGGTTGCTGTCGTTGATGTCATCGAGATTGGACACGAGTGTCTGCGGCATCGTGAAGAGTTCCATCCCGCCTGGACGAGGCTCGCCAGCGCTCGTCGAGCTGCCCTGCAACAGCATTGCGAGCGTGGGCTCTGTCTCACCGACAATGGGAGCATAACCTCGCAAATACCTGATTATGTTGAAAGAGTTTGCTGTCTTGACGCCGTTGTTGCGGGGCTGGACGATGTCGCTTGAGTAGACCTTGACTGCCACGTAGGGGACAGCGCGTGAGATGATGTGTGTCGGTATGATCGACGAGAAGATGGAAAGACCCGTCGTGTCCCTCACCTTCGTTCCCACGCGGGGCTCGAGAATTTCGATGACGCTGATATCGGGAGCGCTTTTTGATCTTTCTGCGCTGTCTTTTTGCAAAGAATAAGTCTCAGGAAGATAATAGAGCCATTTTTCATCCCCGATGCCTTTCGTTCCGAAAGATCTCGCTCCGCTTATGATACCAGCAGCTGTCGAAATTTTATTGCGACTTATTCGCTTACTCGGTATTGTGAACCTGACAAATTCTCTCAGGCGCTGGGCTTCAGAGTTTTCGAGAACATTCTGATTATTAACATCCTTGCTACTGAGAAACTCATCTATGTCATTGATAATCTCGTCGGTAAATTTTCCGCCGTTGATCAGGTCCGTGATGCTCGAGAGAATGCCAGCGAAATCGCCAGGGACAGGCGTAACTGTAGTATTGGCTGCCGCCGCCTCCGCAGTTCCTGCGAGAAGTCTGCGAACAAACTCTTCTCCGTTCACCGCAGGGACAAATCGCTGCAGTTCCGAGACGGCATTCTCGTAGAGCTCCTTTCTGCTCGCCATCAGACAATTCTCCGTGCCTGTTGGAGATCCGGGATGAGGATGCGAGTCCCCGGTGGCACCTGCAGCGCCCAACCGATTCCCGATGCCGAGGCAATGAGCCACCAGAGAGTCGAGTCACCGTATTCTGCCCCCGCGATCGTGTCGAGCCGCTCGCCCTCCTGCGTGTTGCGCTCCTGGTAGGGCAGCGTCCCGGCCTCGATGGCATCGCGCAGGCGTCCGGGGGCGCGGGATGCGCCGCGGGCCTGGCCGAACTGGTAGACTGTCGAATCGGTGTATCTTCTCAAGCGGACCTCACTTCTTGCTCAGCGCTGAGTTCATATTGATGTCGGCCTGTACGAGTTCTGGGAAGTGACGCCGACGGGTGACGTCGCCCACGGGATAGGCAGAGGCCCGAGAAGTGCCGTCGGCGGCGAGACCCAGCGGGATGTCGTGGATGGGTAGGAACGTGACGCTCACCCTCACCATATTTGGAGCGCGACTTCCACGCTCGACAGTCCAGGTGTTCTCCGTGTCGCCGTATTCTAGACCGAGGGACTGGATGAAGCCCGCGAGACCTCGACCACCCGATCCCTGTTCAAAGGATCGAACGACGGGATTTTTCAGGGGATCGAGGAAGTCGTTGACAAGACTGAGCGTCGATACATTGGAAGTTTGGGGCGTAGGGGTGACGGGCTGCTTGATGTGATACGAGTCGAGTATCTCGATGTCATCCGTCGAGACCTCTACAAAAGTGTAAGTGACCGTATCACCGATAAGAGGATCGTGACTAAATCCACCGTTGATTTCGACGATAACGTTAGACTTCGTTGAGAATCTCTTCTCTCTCTCTATGTAATACTTGATTTTTCCAAGAAGTTCCCGCTCTGCTCTTATCTTTCTTGGCACTGTGTTCCCACTGCCTCCAAGACCGCCCGGGCTTGCGATACCACCGAATTTGTATCGACCCGGTTTGACCCTGACATTGACAGGTGGGGTTATCTGAGCTTCGATATTCGCTCCAAGAATAGCAAGAATTTCATTGTTCGTAAGGACTCCGTCGATTTCATTGAGATTGGCTAGTTTGCTGTTCGTAACTTTGAGAGCGCTCGTTCCTGGATCTG